CTAATTCACAAATAAGGTTTCTTTTGTAGCAAGTTTGTAATTATTTTGTATACAATAATCATCAAATTTACTTATTTTTACATCAATATTCCGCTTTTTTTCATCTTTTCACCAATTAATTCCCACTTTTGCCATCTTTTTTACCTCTTTTGTCATCACCATTCTACAAAAAAATATCAAAAAGTAAAATAAAAAAAGACTTTTGCAAGTCTTTATTCTTAGTAATTTTTAAACAAGAGATTTAAGGTTGGAAAATCTTACTTGTATTAAATTACATCACCATCTTAACATCTTTTAAAAAAATGTCAACAAAATTTTATTTTTATGATAAAAATATTTTCAGAAAGGTTGGCTAAATCTTGTGAAAAAGAAAAAATATAAACATCCTTGTTCTCTTGTTTTTGCTTGTTTTGCTAAACTTGATAATTGTTTTTTATTACGATTAATTTTAAATTGTTTACGCTCTTTAATATGTTTTCGCATACCTTGTTTAGTATCAAAAACACCACGAACAGTAGCAGAATAAATATTTGACACCCCCGTTTGTACTGTTGAACCTAAATTATTATATTGTGTTGATGTGCCGTGAATTGCGTAAATTGATAACTTAATAACCATAAAAAAGATTAAAAAATAAGAAATTGACGTATTTGTCATCGGTAATTTTGTATTTCAAACTACATCAAAAATAAACAAAAATATATCAAAAACAAAACTAAAAATCTTGTCTCAATTACTATTATTATTTTCAACTAATAAATTAATCATCTTTCCTATTTCCTTTCTCTTTTTTAGGTTTTAAATTCTTTTTCAAAATATCAATATCAAATAACTCCAATCGTTCTTTAACACTTAATTTTGTAATTTATGACCAATAATATTCTTTTTTATTAACAATTTCATCATTTTTGAAATCACGCACAAATTTTAATCATTGACTATCATACTTATTGGCAAATTCAAGCGGAATAATTATTTTAAAAAACCGAATTCCTAATCCAACATCCAACTTATGTTTTACTCGTTTACCTTCTGCTGTTCGTTCTACTGATTTTGTTTTTCAAATTTCATAATCGGTTATATCTTGGAAAATTCCAATTCGCATAATAAAGAAACGATTAAAAAAATTAAATCCTTTTTTAGCAACAGGTTTTTTCAATGAAATTGGAATAATAATTCCACTTGCTAACTGGTTAATATTATTTCAAATCATACCCTCACGCTGAGCAGTAAACAACGCACGATTACCAAAATGTCTCGCTAAAACAATTCACGGTATTTTACCACTATTAACTTTTTTCTCATCGTGAGGACTAGTTCCATCAATATACAAATAACTTTAATCAAATAAAATAACACTATCATAAGGCGGGGCGGAATTAAAATAATTCACGTATCACCTAAAAAAACCATTATCTCAGGTAAAATATTTGTTATACCTTCTTTAACTTTTCATAATACACTAATTAAACCAGTTCAAATACTAGTCATGCCCTCAGTCATAGTTTTAGGTGTATTTGCTAAAAAATTAACTGCTGTTGTTAAATACATACCTAACATTATTTTTTATCCTCCTTTCTTTCAAGTTCTTTTTTTTCTTTTTTCTTTCCTTGAATTTGTTTAATTTTTTGATAAATTGATAAACCAATTCAAGCAAAAATCGCCAATAAAATAATAATACTAAGTATTGTTGTTAATCAAGTTGGCATAATATATCTCCTTTCTAAAAATTAAAAAATTGAAATTTACAAACTAGCTCCACTCCATTAAAAAACATTATTGAATAAATTATTCCGCGTAATTTATTAGCGGATAATTTATTCTTTTACTTTTTAATTTCAATATCTTTTGCAATCTTATTAGCATTATTAATAACATTATCTTTACCATACTTTTTCACTAGCGACCGCAAAATAAAATATTGCTTTGTTTGCATAATTTCAACCTCCTATAATTAAAAATATTAAAAAAAAATTTACTTTCCAAAACTGTAAAAACCAAAAATACAAAATATGTGTGGTTTCTACAATTTTTACAAAATATTAATATTTAATTTTTTTAAATATGAATTATATATTTGTAGCAAACTTTTTTTGTCGTGCTTAAATATTAACTTATATTTAAAAAAAATAATTTTTTTTGAAAAATATTACATTTTAAAATAAAAAGTATATTATCAAATTAACAAGGTTTGAATTACCTACTTGCATCTTTACAATACAAAACCTAAGCTTTTTTATTACTACCAAATAACAAGAGATAAATTTGGAACTTGAATATACACGATACAAAATAAAAAAAATAATCAAATTATTTGCCAATTATTTTAATAATTCTGAAAATAATTTGATAAATTTTAAATTTATTTTTGTTAATTAAATTTTTATTATAATAAATAAGGAATAGTCAACGATTTAATTCCGCACTTAAAAATTATTAAATAGTAAGGTTATTATATATTAATGAAAAAACGAAAAAAACTAATTTTAATAGTTAATATATCACTAATTTGGGTAGTATTATTTCTATTAAGTTTTATTTTATATGTTCTATACTGTGTTTATTTAAACCAAAAACCAATTTTATTAAATTCAATTATTAATAATCCTAATGTGCAAATAATTAAAACCAATGGTTATCATGTTCCAACCGCAGTTCAAATTAAAACAACATTAAAACAACAATTTCCAAATTTAAATGTCAATAAAATTAAAATTAGAGACAATATTAGTGCTACTAATGCTACAATTATTTCTAATGACTATAAATTTTATAATGGATCAGTTATAATTAATTATATTCTTGATAAATCCATTGCTAATCAAATTAATTTAAATCAACAATATATCCCAAATCAAATTTGAATGCAACAACGCCATTATAATGGTTTATGAATTAATAATAAACAAATTACAGCAAATGAGGAAAACTTAACTAATGCATTCTTAAGTCAAACACAAAATTCTGCTTTACCATTTTATGAAAACCAAGAATTTACTTCTTTTCAAGAACTATTAACTTTTTTAAACCAAAATATTAAAGCTTCCTGAGAATACATTATTAAGAATTTTTGTAATACTTATAAAGAACAACTAAAAGAACTAATATTATTATTCTATAATATTCTTGCAAATATTTTTAACAAAAATAATGTAAATGATATTTTAAGACAAATTAAAGTTGAAAATTTAAATAATGTTTGAGGATATGCTAATTCAGGTAATAAACAAGTTGTTCTTAATTCGACCACTTTAAAATGTAACTATGCAAACACAGCAATTTATGAATGAACAAGTGGGTTTAAAACATCAAATAGTATTTTTAAAACTTTATTTCATGAAATTGGTCATATTATTCACTTTTATTCTCTTTCTAGGAAAATTAATCCTATTGAACATCTAAAAGAATTTTTAGTAAAAAAAATTAATAATTCCCGCAATTTGGATAGAGAAAAAATTTTTCAATTATTTCATCTTAGCGAATATTCTTTTAAAAGTTCTTTTGAATTTTTTGCCGAAGGATTTTCATACTGATTTTTAACAAATGATACATTAAAAACCAAAGCATGAGAATTTTGACATGAGTTTTTAACAATTTATTTGCCAAGTTTAAGTTAATTTTATTTTTATTTAAAACTAAATTAAGTGACTTAACAATTTTATTTTAAAAAAACACTGATAAAATCAGTGCAAGTTATTTAATTAACGTGAAACTTGATCTAATAATTTTTGTCATTTTTGTGACTCTTTTTCTCATGATTCTTTTGATAAAATCATTTTTCTCTCACGCATTGCTTTTTTAACACGTGAAATATTTGTCAAACGAGCTTGTTTTTTAGCACGTTCTTCATATAAAACATTATTTTTAGCAATTTCTTCTTTCCTTTTTTGTTCTAATAAAGCAATTTTTTCTTGTTCAATCTTATCAACATTTTTAAGTTTTGATGCTGCTTTAAGTTCTTTTTCCTTTGCTAATTTAATTTTTTCTTCTCATTTTTTTGCTGCAATAGCACATGCTTCATTATTTTTTTTAATTCATTCTTCATGCATTAGTTTTTCTTTTGCTGCTTTTATATCAGTTTTAGTAGTTAACTCTTTTCCTTCATCAATAATTTGATTTATTAAATCAACTACTGGTAATTCTTCTTGCATAACAATTTTCTTTTTTATTTCCATAAATAAACTCCTCATCTTTTTATGTTTCGTTTCCTATATAAGAATATTTATTGATATTTTTACATAAACTATTTTAATTATATCAAAAAAATAAAAAAAATTTAAAATATTGTTTTGTGTATTTCATATATTTTGATTCAAAGGAAAAAAATGATAAAATTAAAAAGTGTTAAAAAGAATTAATATCATGCTAACATTAAATATTTTAATTTTTCTTTTATTTTATCCATATTAAGTTATAAATAATAATTTAATTGGGAAAATTAAAGTAATAATAAATGATAGAGGAAGATAATTTTATAAATGAAGAGAAATGGAAATCTTTGCTGAAACACAAGGCTGAAACACAAGTATATTTTTGTGACGCTGGTAAATATCGCCAAAAACCTTTAATTGAATATATGAATATTGAATTAAGACACTGATTTCCTCAGGGAACTGATTTTAATAATGTTATTCAACAAAAAATAAATTAAGTATTTAATGATAGTCGGAAAAAAGCTTATTTTTTATAAAAATTATAAATAAAGTAATTAAATACAAATTAAAGTAATCGCTTATTAGAGCGATTTTTTTTTAATTGCATTATTCATCAGATAGTATCTTTAAAATTAAAAATTAACCTATTTTCTCCATCAATTAGTTAATTTTTATAATTTCCTTTCTGTGATTTATTATATTTTTTTGGTTTAACAACTAATAATATCATTTTTAATAAAGGTACTATCTGATGAATAATGCAATACTAAAAATTAATATTTTGAATGCTTAAAGATGAATAACTCATCTATGGCACGAAGCCTTAAAGAAAGTGTGAAAGCGATTGGATTTACCCATATTTATTTTTTTAATTCTCAGCGGGGTTAGTCGCCCGCGAAATGTCAGAGCGTGTGTTTTTGCTTGTTTCATAAAAAGAGTGCTGTTAAACCTAAAAAAACAATATCGGACACTAAAAAAACAAGAGGGAGGAGCTCCAAAAGGTTATTTTCTTTATATAAAGTTGTGTAGGGATGGATGAAGCGTAATTAATAACTGGGTAAATTGTTTGTTTATTTCCGTGGAGGGGTAAACTCTATAAAAATATTCTACCGCCCCCGCTCACCCACAAAGTGAAGCGGGCGGCGAAGTAAGTAAATAATAAAATAAATTATTTACTAAATATAAAAATATTAACTAATAAAGGAATATTATGTTTTTTTTTACAGAAAGGAAAAAAATTAAATGAAAACATTAAAAGATATGATTAAAGATTTAACAGGAGTTACTGTTGAAAAAGAAAAATTAAATCAATATTTAGAAAGTGAAAGATTAGATTTAGAAGATGCTAATTTAGAAGGTGTAAATCTTTATATAAAAAATTACCTAGTAAGGATGTGGAATATGAAAAAGTTAAATAAAAAAATTATTAATAAATTAAATGAATTGATGCTTAGAGGTTATCCAGGTACACCAATTTTAGAAACATATACACAAGACCAAAAATCTATTATTGAACAAGTATATATAGCATGTAATTTTTCTAGTCCTTTTGGCGATGCTTCATATAGTGAAGAAAATAAAACACAATCATTAATAAAAAAAACAAAAGACTTAGAAAAACAAGCATATTTACAATCATATCGTAAACAATATTATACTAAGATGTTTGATATTGTTTTAAAATATTATGGTTTATAAGATGGTAATGGTGAACGGCCTTATGGTTTTGATTTTGTTAGTGCTAGTTTAGTTGACCAAATGCGACAAAATGAATTAATTACTGCTAGATTAGACAATGGAACAATGGAACCAATAAGAGCAATTACTGAATATGATAATATTGATGAATTAGAAGCAACTAAATATTATGAAAAAATTGAAAAATGACAAGATAAAATGCAAACCAAAGAAATAGAACATAATAATAAATTACTAGAATATGATGAAACTGGTAATAATCAAAATGCCTTACAAGGTAGAACAGAAATTAAGGAGGATTAAAAAATGAGTAGAATTTGCGTCATATTATTATTAATTTCAACTCTATATCTTTCAATATAATTTCTATAATTAGTAATTATTTTTCCAATTCTATTATGTTCATCTAATAATTTTTGAATAAGTTCTAATCATTCTTTAAAAACAAAATTATTTTTAGTAATAGCACTTGGAATATCTTTTAAATGTACATTTTGATAACCATTTAAAGCATAATGATTAATATGTCTAAAAATATACTCAGTTAATTCTTGTTTATTTTCTTCTTTAAATTTTTGAACATTATATGCTAAAATACTTTCATTTTTAAAATCATCTACTTTTAAAGGAAAATGAAATGTAATATTATTTACTGTATTTTTTACAATATCACTCATTTATTTCACCTCCTTATTAGGTAATTTTTTATATAAAGATTTATCTTTTATAATAAAAGTATCTTCTCTTCGACCATTTACATATTGACAATATTCATCAAAATCTTCTTTAATTCAGCAAGTTCTTTTTTTAAGTGCTTCATTTTCTTCTTGTAATTTATCAAATTTAATTGATTCTGTTTTTGTCAT